AATTAGAGCTTGCTTCCATGTTTCTTGATCGCCATTGGTAAAGGCTTTGTGAAGTTTCTCAAAGTTTCTTTCGTATTGCTTAACGTGAGTGATTAAGCGCAACAGGTTCTGTAGTCTTTCATCATGGATAGCGATTCCGTTGTATAACATTGACTGTCTGAGCATTGTCACCTCCTAGTTATAATGACGTTAGTATTATGTTAAACATTTTTAGACAAAAAAATATCTATTAAGTATTCGCGTCTTTTCTTCCGTACTTCTTGCATAACCAATAGATGAAGGCTGAGACATTAGTAAAGCCATTATCCTTAGCCATTTGTTCAACTTCACGTTTCTCGGCCTCAGTTACTCTTAGCGCGATCGTTTTATCTTTGATTTCTTTTTCCATGTAATAATCATACCACGTTAATACATTGTGTCAACATTATTTTAGCGACGAGAAATGAAGATTTATTTTTAATTGTTTCCAGAAAGTAACAAATTGCTATATGTCAATACATCCAGCATCAAAACAGATCAAAGAGGCTAAATTCATTGAGGCCTTGGTGGATACTGCTGGAAATGCTACAGAGGCCTACAAGGCTATTAAGCCTCAAGTAACACACCATTCTGCAAGGGCTTTAGGAAGTAAAACATTAGCCACGATTAGCCAAGACGATACAAAAAGTATTATGGAGAGGGTTGGCTGTACTAAGGAAGCGGTTATCAATGGAATCTGGAAACGCATTGAAGGAACAAGGAAGGTAGGCGATTACGTCCGAGGCGCTGATGTTATATGCAAAGTAGGCGGTTATTACGAGTCTAAGAACACTTTGAAGGACGCAATGGACGCAGGCCTTGACCTAGTAGAGATTATCAAGGTACGTTTGCGTAAGTCTAGTGATATCAAGCCATTGCAACAATCAATAGATATTCCATCTAAGTCAACAGACAACGTAGTTGATGCGGTGATTAGCGACGGTACAGCGACGAGCAAGGCAAAAGAATAAATCCCTTCGGGCGTACCTTACATAACGCTAATTATAGAGCAGCATAAAATTATGTAACATGATCCGCGGAGCAGAGGGCAGGCTGGCTAGAATTGGGCAAGGAATCCTATGGAAAACCCTTCCAGCCCCCACCCCCACCGACCCCATACGTATCTAGTTCCCAAAAAATTACCAAGAATTTCCAATGCTCACCAGAATTTCTACACCTGAACCAGAACCCACATCTATCAGGACTCTAATGTGATCATCTTCCTCGGAAACCAACACAGCTCCGAACTCTACAAAGACTTCATTGAAGCCAATAAGTCATGTAAACCAGATGTTGTAGTCAGTTGCCAGTACCCGCACAAGATACCACAATCTCTGATAGATTCACATATAGTTGTTAATATCCACTACGGCCTATTACCCAGATACGCAGGCTGTAACCCTGTCTATTGGCAGATGATCATGGAAGACTACGCAGGTGTAACCCTGCACTACGTAGACAATGATTGGGATTCAGGCGATATCATAGACACCTTTGAACTACCCACAGACGCAAGCATAGCCAGTGAAGTCTATGAAGGATTAGCCCAAGGTGGCAAGGCGCTCTTGCTTAGGAACTTTAAAGCAATACTCAATAAGTCAGCCAAGCGCAATCCCCAGGACAAGTCCAAGCGCCAGTACAAAGACAAGTTACAGGTTAACTTTAATGATGCCAAATACTTAGGCGAAGTAGACTTACCACGCAAGCTAGAGAAACATATCCGCGCACTAAACTTCCCAGGTAAGCAGTACCCAATAGTTACTATTAAAGGACGTGATTATGAAGTCAGAGCTATTTAATATGACTTCTAATTATGAGGTTAGAGCCATATGAAACCATCTAACCCCAATACCCATACCTTTAAGCTAGAACTGATCTGGTGGCAAGATGCCTATGTCACTACAGATAACGCACCAGAACTCAACCCCAATGCCTCTCATTTGACCTGTAGCATGGGTATAAGGGCCAAAGAGGACCAAGAGTACATCTATCTATCCCATTTCTATGATGGCATCTCTACAGAGCTTGCAGGGCCATTTACAGCCATTCCTAGAGGCATGATTAAGCATACGAAATCAATAGAGATAGGGGAGGTGATACCGCTTATGGCAGTAAAGGCAAATAAAGCTCCAAAGAAGTTAGTTAAGAAAATGAAGTCTAAGAAATCCTGTTAATTTTGCCCCAAACTGCGTAGCAGGTTAAGGCGTATCATCGCGGGATAGCTCAGTCCGGTAGAGCATAAGACTCATAATCTTAAGGTCATGGGTTCAAATCCCGTTCCCGCAATGTTATAGCATGGTAGCCCTACAAGCACCTGGTTGCGACACCCCGCACTTTATAAAGGAATTTATGGCAGTTTCCCTAGTCACTAGGCAAGAAAAAGAGAAGCTCTTAGAACACTATTACCTTAACATCCAAGACTTTGCTTCTGACATCTTGCCTCACTGGCTAACATTTAAGACACCAGAGTTCCACAAAGACATCTATGGACTACTCAGAACTGAACCACTGTTGGCATTGTCAGCTCCTAGAGGCTTCGCTAAGTCAACAGTCTGCTCCAAGATATTCCCCATCTGGTCAGCCCTATTCAGGCAATATGGCGACATATCAATCATCTCAGCTTCCGAGGACTTCGTTGTCCGAGAGATCATGTCCCTGCTTAGAAACGAATTTGAATCAAATAAGAAAATCCTCCGATTGTTTGGAGAACAGAAAACAGATCAGTGGTCAGCTTCTTACTTCAAGCTTAAGAACGGAATCGCATTTGAGGGCCTTGGCATTAATGGTCAGTTGCGTGGTGGTCGTCGTGGTGTGGTTATCCTTGATGACATTGAATCTAACGAATCAGTTATTTCCGAAGACCAGCGTACAAAGCTTAAAGACAAAGTAAACAAAGAGATTATCCCAAAGCTATTGCCAGAGTCAATCTGCTGCATTGTTGGCACAATTATCCATCCACTTTGTTACCTTCGCGAAGTGCTTAATAACAAAGACAATGGTTGGACAAAGCGAGAGTACAGGGCTTACATAGATGCCAAGTCCTCTGATACGCGCAAGATGCGGCAAGGTAACGAGCTTTGGGCTGATATGTGGTCCCATGACAAGCTACAGAAAAGAAAAGCTGCAATCGGGTCCACCGCATTTGCAAGTGAATACTTAAACGATCCTATCTCTGATGGTGCTATGCCGATCAATGAAGAACATATCCGGTATTGGGATTCATTACCAGAACAGTACTCGGTCTATATGTGCCTTGATCCGGCCTACACAGAGAACGAGACATCTGATTACAAGGTAGCTGTAGCGGTTGCAATAGACTCAAAAGGAAACAGATACCTACTTGAATACATACGAACACACGCTCCGTTGGGCGAGTACATGGAAGGGGCGCTAAACCTATATGTTAAGTATAAAAATAAGTGCATCAAACTTGGATGTCCAGCCGGACGAGAATCAGACTTTTATAACAGCTTTGAAGAACGAGCCAGAAAACGCAACTTGTACCCGCCTATCTGCGAGGTTAAGTACGTTATCCGAGACGCTCAAACAGGTGCCAGTCTCAGAAATAAGCATCAGCGGATTGTGCGAACTCTACAACCACATTTCGAGAATGGAACATATTATATTCACCCAACACAGACCGAAGCCAGGGCAGAGTTATTAAGCTTTGCGGGACAGTCACTACACGACGATATCGTAGATGCCATGTCTGGTGTTGAGCAGTTAGTTGAACCGCATTACTCCTACGAAGAAGTAGAAAAACAAGCACAGGATTCAACCTGGACTATTGAAACAGTAGACTTATCCTCGACCGGAGAGAATGGTTACGGGGATTACTAACAGACCAAACGGACACAAATGGCAACGAAATTCCTAACAGATAACGGTTACAACAAGCTTAATCCAGCTACTTCTAGCGGTTTACGCAATGATTCAGCCAATGATTACAACAAGTACTTAGAAGATGAGAAGATCATCACTAAGTACAAAGTAGCCGTCAACATGGCTTTAACTGATACCTCCACATGGCGCAATAAGCAAGACGCATGGAATAAGCAGCGCATGAGGATTAAGAAGGCCAAGGTGTTCCCGTTTGAGGGATGCTCCAACCTTAAGATGCCAACCGATGAAAGACATATCGGTAAGAAGAAAGCTAAGTTAGCTAACCGTATCTTTGGTATCAGACCGATCGTGCAAGCCGTTCCACCACCGTCAGGTAAGATGGCGGTGGCCCAGAAGATAGAGAAGTTCCTAGACCACCTTTTGATGGATGTTATGAACATCTATCCTAAGGGTGTTATCGCTATAGACAAGATGTTAGAGTCTGGCTTTAACACAATGAAAGCTTACTGGCGCATCGAGAAGACCCGACGCACAGAAACTTTTGGTCTAGCGGACATGTCAGTAGAAGAAGCTGCAATGATGTTCTCTCACGGTACCGATCCAGATTGGATCAAAGAGGAGATCATTAAGCGCTTAGATATCGACATGAATCCGTTGGTTTCTGACGAGAACGAGAAGCAGATAGAAGAAGCCATCGTAAAGATTTACCAAGGCGCAGAGGAAGTAACCATTGATGTTGACGACCTTACATATAACGCTCCTGACGTTGCCACACCCGATGCGGTACGTATCATTGTTCCCTCGGAATCGCCTCTCGACCCACAGAACTGTGAATGGATATGCCACGACCTTGTTATCAGCTATCGTGAATTTATGTCGAGGGCAGAACGTGGTTATAAGAACATTGACACCGTTAGCTCAACAGTCACAAGAGCAACTGATCCAAATTTTACTATTGAACAGTCAAAAGACTTTCGTGAGGGGATCAATCGTTATCAGAATGGTGGCTATGTCCGAATCTGGGAGATTTATACCTGGGAAAAAGTAACCCCCGAAGACCCCGCACCACGCAAGTGTGTTATTACTATTGCCCCAGAGTTTAATGTTGTCTTGCGCCGCATGTCTTTGGCTAACCTTAATGGCAAGTTCCCATTCGCCCGTATCAATAGAGAGATCATTGACGACAGATGGTACAGCCCAAGGGGTATTCCAGAGTTAATTACAGACATTGTGCGTGAGATTGATGTGCAGAAGAATCAGCGCATTGATTCACAGACAGCCCGTAATGCTCCGATGTTTATGTACCGCGTCGGGATAGTGAATCCGAATATTAAGCTTAAGCCCAACAAGGGGATTCCCGTTCCTCCTGGTATGCCATTTGGTGAAGCTTTCCACATGATGAACAATACCAACCTTAATGCTGAATTTAGCTATAAGGATGAGTTGCAGCAGCTTAATGCAGAGACGGAAGAATTACTTGGTGAGGTTAACTTTACTCTCCAATCACAGATCAATAAGCGTCAACCCCGCACCGGAATAGAAGTAGATGCACAAGTTCAGAACATGATGCCAAGCACGAATCTTGAAGGTGAGATCGTGGCTAATGGTTTCAATGAACTGTTCAATATGATCTTCGCCTTGTGGTGTGAGTTTGGTGATGATGAGTATGAGTTCCAGTACTTCGGCAACAACGCTGATGGTAAATTTGAGACTATTAAGTTGACCAAGGAAGAACTACAGGGTCATATCATCTCGGTTCGCGGCAATGATAGCAACACCAATCCCGCTGTCCGTATGCAGAAAGCAATGACCATTAAGCAGATCACATCTGATCAGTTGGCATTGAATATGGGATTAACTTCACCCATGAATGTGTATAACGCTCAAAGGGAAGTGCTGCAACAGTTGGGTGTAAATCCTGATATGTTTGTCAGTCCTCCACCCCCGCCTCCACCAGAACGCCCAGCTCCCATTAAGATAGGGATGGAAGACCTAACGGCCAAGGAGGCAATGCAAGTAAAGATGGCCCAAGGTATTCGTCCTGATGTGCTAGGAAACCTTGAACGTGATGCGCAGATGGCATCTAAGCACAGAGCAGAAACAGCCCACATCAATGCTAAAACAATGAAGGAAAATATCAGTGAACAAATCCCAGAAGCAATTACTCAGTGACATCTCGGTAGTTCTACAGCTTAAAGAACATGCCGGTTGGGAAATAGTAATGAGGGATGCGCAGGCAAACTTCGATGCGTTATCAGCATCGTGGTTTAACCTTCCAGAAGATTCACCATTGTTAAAAGAGCAAAGAGCAAGGCAGATAGCAAACTATACCATCCTAACACTCATGGACATGTACGAAGCAAAGTACAGGGAGTTGGGGATGGAACTTATACAAAACGAAAACACTGACATCTTGCAATCCAGCGACATTGATCGCATTGATGTAATGGAAGAACCAGAAGACAATGAGTAAAACAGACCAGACACCAGCACAATTACAAGCAGCAGCAATGGCAGCTAAAGAGGGAAATGCGACACCTTCCGTCTATAAGCTCTCCGCTGCACCAGCACAGGTTCCTGAGTTTCAATATACTCGACCATCTAGGATCGTTGCTAGTAACGCTGATGATAACAAGGTTCTAGCTACAGCACAGATGCTTTATGGTGAGTTTGGTGGTGAAGGTAAGAATCCAGAACTCCAAAAACAATACATGAAGACGGGTGCTTCTGCCGCGTACAACACATTCGGTAAGGGTGAATGGGCTGGCCGTGATTGGGACACTCACTTATACAAGAACTTCTACGCTGTCCAGAATCATAATCAGCCATATCAAGAAGCCTTAAATGGTGACTTCAAGACACCAGAATCACAAGCCTCCTGGAAACGTGCCATGCAGATCGCTTATGGTATAGAGTCTGGGAATATACCGGTTGAGAAGGGTCAGTTCTACTTCACACCAGAGGAACGTCAGAAGAACTTTGGCGGACCAAGCATCCCTAATCCAGATAAGTTAGAGCTGGTACGTAATGTTGGTAAGTATGAAGTCTATCAATATAAGCAGAATAAACCAGTCGCTAAGATTCAAGAAGCCCTTAAGACTTCTGGTTTCTATAAAGGTGAAGTGGATGGCATGACGGGTCCACAAACCAAAGCTGCTATCAAACAGTTTCAAGTTGCTAATGGCTTAAAGCCAGACGGCATTGTAGGTAAACAAACAAGGGCTGCATTGTTCAGCTCGTAACGAATGGCTACGTAATAGCTAAGGAACGTATGGAATATCAAACACCGACTGATGACGTAATCATCAATGACTCGACTAGCGACGTTATCGCGAATGACGCAAATGAATCAGGCGCCTCATCCCCGTCAGCACAAGCGGATGTAAACACTGAGGTAGATGAAACGGGTGTCTCTTATAAGAACCGGTTCTTGGAAGTTAACAGGAAACTAGAGAACCTGAATAAGTCAATCCCTCAGATGATTCAGGAAGCGGCACAGTTGGCAGCACAGAACACACAGGCACAGGTCAGCAAGAAGGAAGAATATAGTCTTAACGACTATCTTACCGCTAAAGCTAGAGACCCTCAGAACGCAGCTTACTACGATGGCAAGATTCTTGACCTCCAAAAGCAAGAGATCGCAAGCACAGTACAGACGCAACTGACACAGTACCAGCTAAAGCAACAGCACGATGCCGCAAGGCAACAAGCTGAAGCATGGGCGGTAAATAACTTCCCACAACTTAATGACCCAAATTCTCCTTATGCACAACAGGTCTGGGCTACGTTTAACTCAAGACCCGCAGATAAGAGAGAGCCGTATGATTTTGCTGTTGCTGCTGAATTAGTGGCGGCACGTATGGGGATCAAAGCAGCATCCGCCAGCAATCCGGCACAGGAAGCATTACAACGCAAAGAACGTGAACTAAAGAAATTAACTAAGGAGCGTGTTGTTGAAGGTGATGGGAGAGGCCGAACAATAGCCCCAACATCAACACAGAGGCAGGCGGATTTGACCGCTGCGCTCGATCGTGGAAATGTTAAAGGTTACATTGAGAAGTATCTTCTAAAGCCTAAGGCAGCCGAAGAATAATAAATGGTAGATAATCCCGCAGGTTATTCGTTAAACACCGTCTAGCGAATATAAAATCTTACTATATCGGTGGATATCCAGCAATGGACAATACCGAGGCAACCTGAGAAGTTCAGAGAGTCCGTAGAGACTACACGTAAGACACCGCAAGGTGATGATATAGTCCGAACTACATAGAGATATGTAGAGATTGACAGAAATGCTCAATCCTCGTCTTTAAAACGAGTAACAATATTGATGACAATAAAGCAATTCGTGAAGATTTGCTTAATTTGATTACGAATGTTTCGCCGTTAGAAAACCAGTTGGTCTATGGTTTGCAGCAATCAACATCCCTTCAACCCATCCATCAGTGGCTTACGGACTCTTTAAAGACCCCCGCCGCTAATGCGAAGGTCGAAGGTGCAGATGCTTCATTCGCAGCCCGCACCAACCCTGCCCGCGACATTAACTATTGCCAGATCGTTTCCATCCCAGTGATGGTTACTGGTTCTGATGATATGGCTAATGCTGCTGGTTATGGTGGTAGCCGTATGGCCTATGAAATGGAAAAGGCCATCAAGGAATACGCTAACGATACCGAGTTTGCTCTTATGCGCGGTACGTTGGTTTGTGGCGCTGGTACCACAGCCCGTAGCCTCAAGGGTGTCAAGGCCTTTGCTTCTACGCTTGCAACCAGCCAATCTGGTATCTCTTTGAGCGAGTCTATTATGATCGATCACTTGGATGCTGGTTGGACCAATGGTGTTGTCCACAAGGAAATCTATGTTGGCCGTGTGCTGAAAAAGAGAATCAACTCTTTCACCGCGAACAGCACCTTGTTCCAGAACCCAACAGATAAACGATTGGTTAACTCCGTCGATATCTACGAATCAACCAATGGTCCTGTGAAAATTATGCGCCATCGTTATGTCACTGTTGCTGGTGATGTTAATAACGATTTGGTCACGATCGCTCCGGATCACTTAGCAGTTGCCTACTTCCGCAAGCCTACAGTTCAGGATATTGCGAAGACGGGTGATGCTGAGAAGAAGCAGTTACTTGGTGAGAAGACCCTCGAAGTCCGCACCGAGAAAGCTGTTGGTTTGATCAGTGCGTTGCTGTAATCACTTACAGTTACAGTAATCGCAGTAGTTAAGTAAACAATGGCTTATGGGGTTGTGCCATAAACAACCCCTACCCACATTTTATGGAACTAGCCCACACCACAGATGTCAATGTTGCCGTAAGAGCCTACATCAATACCATCCTTAAGCATGACCAAAGAGCATGGCAAGAGATGCAGGATTTTATGGACCAGAAGAAGGACATGATCGCCTCACAGAAAAATGAGCGTGGCATGTCAGACGGCGAAGAACTTAAGCACTGTATCTCAATGCCTGAATTATTAGGTGCGTATGTGTTCAAGCAATTCCCAGAGATATTAGATTCCAAGAACTCGATGTATCGTTTCATGCGAGCTTTCCCAGAGTTTACCGCATCACATAAGCCTTTCAAGACCAAGTACGAAGCTCGTTAACAAAAGGGGTATATGAAGAAAACCATTGGATTATGTTTAATTGTCAAAGATGAAGTAAAAGATGTTGTCCGTATTTTATCTCATTACGGGAAACTATTTGATTGTGTTTACTTGACCGTTACGAACAAATCCAAATTGGAAGAATTTCAGACCCTACCAAAGCTGATGGATGATGTTAGAATCCTCGTCAGCTACTTCGAGTGGACCAAGAACTTTTCAGAAGCTCGCAACTTCAACTTCGCACAAGCTGAAACAGATTATATCTTCTGGATGGATGCGGATGATAAACTCCATAATGCCTCCGCAATGCGTGGCTTAATCACCAGGCACGAAGATGTAGATGTATTTTATTTCAATTACCAATACGCTTTTGATGAGTCTGGTAATTGCACCATGCAGCACACAAGGGAAAGGCTCATCCGCAACAATAAAACATTGATGTGGAAAGGAGCCGTACATGAAACCCTTATTCCTATTGAAGACGTACAGTTACGTTCTGGCCAATCTGATGAAGTCCAGGTTATCCACACCGCTACGCTTGAAGATTGCGTTGACTCTCATAAAAGAAATGTGGAGATACTGGTATCAGAATACAATCGCGAGGGCGAGAAGACTGACCCTAGAAGTTTATCTTATCTTGCAGCAGAGCTTACAGCGCTTAAAAGGTATGATGAGGCTATAAAGTTTTACGAGAAGCATATCCAGTTAAGCGGTTGGGAAGAAGACAAGTATCTTAGCTGGAACAAGATCGCACAGAACCTAGTCAGCATGTTCATGGAGCATGGTGATAAGAAGCTATTAGCTACCGCAATCGCAGCGTTATCCGAAGCGATTATTATGTTCCCGCAGTTCCCTGATGCTTACCTGACAATGGGTGAAGTCTATTGGCACTTAAGAGAATGGGAGAAAGCGATTGAGTGGACGAATACTGGTTTATCGAAAAAGCCTGACACAACATTACCTTATCACGATCCCACACGCTACACCATACGTCCTTTACCTATTCTGGCCTTTGCTCACCTTAATCTCGGAAATATCGAACTCGCGTATCAGTTGATGTCCGAGGCCATGAAACGTGCGCCTAAGAACCCGTTTGTGGTTAATAACTTTCCGTTCTTTGAGAAGTCTCAGAAAGAGCTGCTGGTATTTAAGAACTTCATCAATATAGCCGCATACCTTGAAAACAACGATAGAGACAAGTTAAACAAGCTCCCCGATCTTATCCCAAATGATTGTGCTGGTGATGATCGCTTTATCCAGTTAAGGCATAAGTATTCTAAGCCTAAGGTATGGGATGCAGACTCGGTTGTGATCTATTGCGGTTTATCAGCAGAGGAATGGGCGCCACCTAGCGTTTTAAAGGGCATAGGAGGCTCTGAGGAGGCCGTAATCTACTTATCCAAGGAACTAACCGCCTTGGGCCATAAAGTCACCGTATATGCCAACTGTGGCGATTTAGAGGGTGATTACGATGGTGTGGAGTACAAGAATTACTGGCACTTCAATAAGCACGATGTCTTTAATGTCATCATCTCCTGGCGTCAGAATATCTTTAATGCTGGTGTTTTTGGTAAGCGTAAACTTGTATGGCTACATGATGTGCCATTCAAGAACGATTGGACCGCAGAAGCTTTTGAGAATGTGGACAAGGTTATTGTGCTTTCAGATTATCACAAGACCCTTTTACCTAATGCGCCGGAAGATAAAATCTACGTTTCCACAAATGGGATAAATGTACCAGACATGGTACTAGCTGATTCCAAGAAGCATACACGCAATCCATATCGCATCATTTATGGCTCAAGCTACAACCGTGGCCTTGAACACTTGCTAGATATGTGGTCTGAGATAAGACAAGAAGTTCCCATGGCAGAACTCCACGTATTTTATGGGTGGGAAACTTTTGATGCCATGAACTCTGAAAACCAAGACCTTATGCGCTGGAAGGAATCTTTGATTAAGAAGATGAACCAACCAGGTATTAAGGATCACGGCCGGGTTGGCCACAGAAAATTGCTTGAAGAATATGCGAAGTCAGCGATCTGGGCTTACCCAACATTCTTTAAAGAGATTAACTGTATAACGGCGCTGAAAGCAACTGCAATGGGTTGTATGCCGGTATTCCATAACCAATTTGCATTACGCGATACTTGTAAATATGGTTACGGTGTGGAACCTAAGGAGGAGAAGTTAATGCTTGAGGAGTTTAAGCAGAAACTAATCACCGCCCTACATGTTCCATACGGAAAAGAACCCAGAGAATCTATGAAGATCGCGGTAAGGAATCAATACTCCTGGGTGAATGTCGCAAGGGATTGGAGTGCAAATCTATTTAATGAAAATCTCGATCTTTGCGTCAGCGATAAGAACTAAATTCTGGCCAGAACAGCTAGAGTCACTTGAGAAGAATAAAGTGGATTGGGAGTTAGTCTACGTAGGCTCTAAACAGCCAGACTTTCATCACCCAAATCTTAAATGGTACTTTTCCGAAGTTAAACCGGCCCAATGTTGTGAGGCGGCACGAAGGAATTGTACCGGAGATATTCTCTCATGGACAGCAGACGATGCAATATATCCGGCAGGCATATTGGATGACATTGCTAATCTGTTTACCTCTTATCCTGACGAGAAATTAATCATAGCAGCAGAAACAATAGAGAATGAAAGGCCCTGTCCCTGGGAGTCTTTCCTATTGTTTGATAATAACCCACTCTCACCAATCATGGCACCATTCGGATTTATCCGTAAGGCATGGTTCGATAAATTGGGTGGGTTCGATAAACGCTACATCGGTGGTCAGTACGAGAACGATCTATTACTTAGACACTACGCTGCTGGTGGTCAGATCATGGGATATGATGATAAACCAATTATCGTAGACCATTACAACAAGCACACCAATCATCACTCGGACTTTAGTAACTTCTATAAGCATGGACGCAAGGTCTTAGAAGATACCTGGCGTTTAGGTGGTTATCAAGAACACTCCGCAGATGGTCAAGTCCTACACACACCAGCCATAGAGTTCCAACCTTACAGTGATAAGGAAATCCTAACAAAGACTCAAGGACCACAAGGCCTATGGGAGTAGATGTCAGTATTGTATTACCAACACTGATCCGTAATACAGAACAATTCAACACAACCATCAAGTGCATCGAACTAGCCCGCAAACACACCAATGTTCCATTTGAATTAATCATCGTAGAAACTGAGACTAATTACCTTGAAGAACTTGCCGACGTTTACATTCACTTCCCAACAAAAACGTGTAGCACTAAAGACATTAATGCTGGCTTTGCTGCTGCCACCGGCACTTATGTTGGGTTGCTTACTAACGATGTATATGTTGATGAAGGATGGCTTGAGGTTCTGTTGGAGACGTTTGACAGGAAAAAGGACTGTGGTATTGCCACACTCGCTTCTACGCAATTCAAAGAACACAGGCAAGTTGGTAAAATTGAGCAGTGGGTATGGTGTTCGGTATTTATTACTCGCAGGGATTATTTAGTAAAACATAATTACTTCGACGCTGAGAATTTTCCTCAAGTATGGGATGACAGCGACTACGTTACAAAGCTTTGCCTTGATGGATTGCTACCGTATAAGAATTACGGATGCGTTGTTCATCACAAGATTGGAATGACAGAGTACAAATCACCGCAACACGAATACAACTACCGCACCAACGGTCAACGCTACAACGAGAAGTACAAAGATTGCAAGCATCCAATATACGAACACCTGAGGCTTAAATGATAACTAATAAAGATTTTGTCACAATGAAGGGTAACGTAGCTGAGATCGTGGGAGATACGTCTGCCGCTTTCCAGACTAAGATAGGTAAGTGGATCAATAGACGTTACCGCGACTTCATGCGTAGGTATCAATGGAAAGAGCTATACGATACCTATACGATCACAACGGTAGCTAACCAGGCTACTTATGCTTTACCAGAGGACTTTGGTGAGGCTGTCTACTTCTACGACAATACCAATAAAGCTACACTCTGGGAATCTCCAGAGTTTGGTTCTCAAAATGATACATCTTTAGTATCAGCTTCTCAGTACTTTAGCATATCTGAATCGAGCGTTAAGGCTCAACCAACATCAGCTTCAACTCTCTCTGTTGTTAGTACCTCTGCCAGCGATAACACCCAGACATTATTTGTGAAGGGATTCACTGGAACAGTTACTGTGGAAGAAACAATCTCCCTGAATGGTACTACGCCGGTTTCTAGCGCTAATTCATACACCAAGGTCTATCAGATATCCAAGTCCGCTGTTAGCGCTGGAACGATCAGCGTAACATCCGACTCTGCCGCTGTCACGCAGGCTGTGATGTCACCCAAGGTCATGCAGGCTAGGTATAGGATTGCACATCTATTCTATATCCCCGTTGGAACTACATCAATCGTTGTTAGATACAAGAGGGCTGTTACTCCACTGATCAATGACTACGACTATCCAATCATGGATATTGGTGATGAGTTAGAACTTGGGGCAGAAGCAGACGCTTGGAGAGCTAAGAGACAATTCAGTAAATCCTCCGCACTAGATGGTGTCTTTGAGAACGAACTAGCCAAGAGAATGTTCCAAGAAGAACAGAACGCAGACATTACTTTCAAGCCCACCGCATATAACAGGCAATCTATCATTGGTATTGGCAATACCTGGAATACCTAAAGGTTAACTAATTAATGGAATACACCGCAACCGCTGATGATCAACCATTAGTTAAGGTAGTCAGAAACCTTTCTGGTGGTATGAACTCTAGGGATCATGGGTCAAACATAGGTGAGACACAAGCTACCCTGCTTTATAACATAGATATCGGTACACCTGGTCAGACAACAAAGAGACCTGGACTAACGCTTATAGAGGACCTTGGAAGCTCCGCTGGTCTAGCTCTGTATGGATTTGAGCCTCAGGGTGGAACAAATGCCCTGATTGGTATGTACTCAACCAATCTTGTTACATGGCCAGGCACCGGAACATTTACCAATCGCAAGTCTAACTTTACCGCCACTACGCGTCCTTGTGTATTTAGAGCAAGGGAATCTAGCAATGGTGATGTGGTTATGGTTGGTAATGGAACCGATAACTGGTTTCGTATGAAGCAAGATTATTCCTTTGCTGACTTGGGTAACACCAATACCTCGCCACCGATCTCCAATGTTGGAACATTCTATCGCTCACGCATGTGGGTATTAAGGAACGAGAAGTTATATTGGTCAGACGCTGTATCTAGTGACTACTCCGCAGGCTTTGATAGGACATCAAATAACTTCAACATGCCGGTAGGAGCAGAACAGGCTATTGTTGGGTTACGCGATCTTGGTTTGATTTGCTTCGGGTTAAAGGGTATCTACGCTATTAACCCATCCGCCACACCAGCCGCTACAGACAAGACCGAAGTGCTGTATGACAAGGGCTGTATGGCTGGTAATACAGTGGCACAGGTGGGGGATGATATCTACTTCCTAGCACCCGATGGCGTTAGGTCATTGGTTCGTACACAGCAAGATAAAGTGCAGTTGGGGGCATCATTTCCTGTCAGCTATCCACTTAAGGATGAGTTTGAGTCTATCTCTTGGTCCTATATTGACAAGGCTTGCGCTACTTATTTCGATAACAAATACTTCATCTCGCTTCCAACCTCTGCTTCTACCTACAACAACCAAGTATGGGTCTACTGGCCCGCTACTAATTCTTGGGCTGTGATTACTGGATGGAATGTTTCTGCATGGGCCAAGCTTAAGATTAATGGTCAAGAGCGTTTGTATGCTTTTGATTCCAATGACGGAAGTGTGTACAGGGCATGGTACGGTTACAGCGATAATGGCACAGCTATTAACTATCAAGAAGAAGGACGTAAAGAAGATATGGGGCAGCCGCTTCTACAGAAGTTTGGTGGCTACTTCAAAGTTAAAGCGTTCTCGTCTGGTGCCTATACACTTACAATTTCAGCGTCTATTGACGACCAAGACTACACCACACTTGGAACAATGTCCTTAGCTGGTAACGCACCCGCTTTGCCTATAGCCCTACCATTCACATTGGCTGGTACGAATATTTTAACCTCAACATTCCCACTCGATTCATTGGGGGAGTGGAATCAGATACGATTTAAGATTCAACACAACGCTACAAACGGTTCAGATGAGATCAAGTTGCTTGAAAGGAGTCTCTACACCTATGCCGGAGAATACAATCCCTGAGGAAATCTTAACACCTCTTGATATTAGTGTAGATACCAACACATCTACTAACCCCAACCGAAAGCCAATGGCTAACTGTCAACCTTATATTGACGCCATTAAGTTAAGGTATGGGAAAGATGTTCAGATATCTGGTACATACGAGCTTAACCCAGACGGAACCTTTAAAGAGACAACAATCAATATCGAATCTCCAAAGGGTAGACATTACAGCATCACAGAATACTTCACCAATAACAATACTGATTACGTCATCACTTCCAAGACCATCGACAACAGATACATGGAGCACAGGTTCGATAGGTACATAGACGCTGAAATCCAAATCATTGATTTAATAGCAGGGGAATAAATGTCAACCTTGACACGCGGTATTTCGCTAGGCGCTACAGAAACGGTTACAAATACAAAGTTACAGAACCTTGTTGATCTTGGTAGCTGCACAGGAATTGTTGATGCTGACGTTTCTAACGCGGCAGCAATCGGATATAGCAAGTTAAATCTCTCTGGTGGCATCACAAACAGCGATATTAATGCAAGCGCTGCAATAACCTATAGCAAGCTTAACCTGGGAACATCCATAGTCAATGCTGATGTATCTGCTTCTGCTGCGATTGTGGCATCAAAGCTTGATCTAACATCACCAGGGGCTATTGGCACCACTGCACCCGCCGCTGGTAAGTTTACAACGCTTGAGGGAACCACAACACTAAAGCTTGGCACCACTAATCAGGGCGATATTCTTTACGACAATGGAACATCTTTAACCAGATTGGTTCCTGGAACATCTGGTCAGTTCCTTAAGACTCTTGGCGCTAGTGCTAATCCGTTATGGGCTGATGCTTCCTCGGCTTCTAATGTTGTATATAGCTGGTCTGGGTGTACTGACTACGTTGCGGGTGATGCTTTTGTTGGGTCGGTTTCAGGCACTTCACTTACTCCCACCACTGGAAATACATACTCATTCTTTATCAACAAAAATGCTTCTATTGGGGATCAGACATCAAGGATTTTGAGATCAAAATTCAAAAAGACAGCAGGTATATCCAATCTAACCATATACGCAAATATTTGGATTAATAATTCTACAGCAAGCGGTGAAAAGGTTTCAGCGGAATTGAAGGTTAATACGCTGACAATTAATACTTCCGATGTGACTTCAATTACACCAACATGGGCAAATTCTTCCACGCTGGATGTTTCGAGCCTAACGAATGGTAATGTCTACGACCTTTCAATATCTTTATACACAAATGGTCCAGTTACAATGTACGCATACTTGGGATCAGTAATAGTCTTCGGAAGTTAAATCCAAGCTTAAAGGAAATAAATGTCAGCAACCCTCGTAAATGGCCTAGGAACAATAGGCGCAACAGAACAGATCACAGCTACTAAGCTGATGAACTTGGTTAATAACGCTACGATTAGCGGGATATCTAATGCTGAGATAGCTTCTGATGCGGCGGTAGCCTATAGCAAGCTTAATCTCGCAACAAGCATAGTTAATGCGGATATTGCAACTGACGCTGCTATAGCCCTATCCAAGCTCGCCGTAACCACATTAGCCACTGGAAATGCTATTAACATTGTCCTGGATGGCGGTGGATCAGCCCTAACAACTGGTGTTAAGTTAGATGTCTTGGTGCCATTTGCTTGCACCATTACCCAGGCTACGGTGCTTGCTGATCAATCAGGTTCCATCGTTATAGATATTTGGAAAGATACCTATGCGAATTACCCACCAACGGTAGCCGATACCATTACGGCTTCCGCCAAGCCAACCCTTTCCTCTGCTATCAAAGCGCAAGACTCTACGCTAACAGGATGGACCACATCTATAGCCGCTGGTGATACCTTGCGCATCAATATTGATTCCATCACTACATGCACACGCGTGACTCTATCTCTTAAGGTTACAAGGACATAATGCCAGGCATAGACTCCTATACGAAGTTAATGCTTCATATGAACGGCACAGACGCATCGACTACGTTCACAGATAGTTCTCTAAGCCCAAAGACAGTTACGGCTAATGGAAATGCACAAATAGACACCGCACAAAGTAAGTTTGGTGGGGCGTCTGGGCTTTTTGATGGAACTGGTGATTATCTAAGCACGCCTAATAGCGCAGACTTCGATTTCGGAAGTGGAGATTTTACAATAGATTTCTGGATGCGCATTTCATCCAATCCAACGGATTATGTAAGTTTTCTCAATCGTAGGGTGGATGATAACAACCAGATTAGATTCTTGTGGTTTGGAAATGATGTTTCTGGTGGCGGAAGGCTATTCTTTAGAGTTCTTGATGGTGGGGTCACAACAACCGCATCAACATCGGGGTATAATTTTATACCATCACATGATGCGTGGCACCATATAGCTGTGGTAAGAACCGGAAACACCATCAAATTTTTTGTAGATGGCACACAATTTGCGGTTGATTATACGTTCAATATAACCATTCCATCCCTGAACGCAACAACACTAATATCAGTAGATACTAATGGTGGAACATCGCAATACTATCTCAATGGATGGCTAGATGAATACAGGGTATCTAAGGGAATAGCAAGATGGACCTCAGATTTTACTCCCCCAACAGAAGAATACGCTGAAACACCAACCGCAACAGGTAGATCGCAAGTCATTTTCATGTAATTACAGGAGTGTATGAATCTCAAAGAAGCAAAGCCAACACTATTGCAACAGTTCTACGCAGACAGGGTGATAGATTTTATTAAGCATGAAGATAAGACCATGTACGATCACATGCGCCTTACCTTAAAGCAATCACCAGTACAGATCAAGCAGCTTATCCTAAAGCATATGGAGTATAACACGATAGTTGTATTATGGGATAAAGCTGAGATTATCGCTGTGTGCGTATTTAATATAGAAGGTGATGTAGCAGATATTAATTATGTAGTAATCCGCAAGGATCAGCAATTTAGGAATCTACTGAAACGAATGACAGTAGAGGGAAAGCTTAGATATCCATACGTAAAGAAGTTATCATTCGAGAGATTTTTTAAATATAAGTCACACAAAACCCACCAGCTTAACCTAGATCAATGGTTAGCTACAAAGTAAAGGTCTTGACCAAATGGGCGGCGCACCTAAAATAGTTACCCCAACACCTCCACCTGCACCAACACCAACGGATGCTACGGAGTCATACATAAAGAATCTTCCCGCTATGTACCAGGCGCAGTTGGACTATGCACCGAAGTTTGCACAGAGTGAACTAGATCTTACTTCTCAATACGCTCCTCAGTATAAAGCATTGCAGGATTCTTTGTACCCTGAACTTGCCAAGCTAGATACTACAATGACTAAGCAAGCCGCTGATGGTGTTGCTTCCACAGAACTTAGTCCGGCGCTTAAGAATCAATACCTAGACCAGTTTAGGTCTGAGGTTGGAGATCAGGCGGGGAGTGGTGTTGGGGCAGACTACGTTTCTAGGTCTATGCTCAACGCTGGTGTTGCCCAACAGCAGTACTATCAGAACATGGCTCTGTCCTTAACGGGGCGGCAACCTCTGTATCAGGCTCAGTCTACCAACATCCCGAACATGGCACAGGGATTTAATTATGGTTCTGTGGCTAATCAGCTACAACAGGGTTATGGTAATTACTCGTCGCTGTATGGGAATATGTATAGTACTAATGGATCAAATGCCATGAATACTTATAGTCAGAATATGGGGTTAATTAAGGCTGGAATAGGCGCGGCCAGCTCTGTTGGTGGGGCCGCTATTAGTAAATGGGGCTAATCAACGTAACCAGTATCATTGCCGTTGTTATCGTATGTTCGACCGTTACTGATTCTTCCAGTTTGTGATCCGCTTTGATCGTAGGTATAAACATCGTGTTTAGGTTGGCTAATGATCTGCGGTTGGTATGTGGGCGTATCATCATTTGAAAAAGAGCGTCCAATGTCCTGGAAGGCTGCTCCCATTCCAGGATTCCCACCACCAGCGCATCCAGACAACAGAAGAATCGATATCAATAGAATAGTTTTCATACTTGATTTTTAACAGACTAACTTGAATTGTCAAGGAATTAATTAATGGCACTACCAACCGCAGATTATAAGACAGATACAAAACCATACAACGCTTTAGCATCTGCGTTCTTTGGAATAGGTGATGCTTTTGCTGGAACTAATAACCAAGCCTCCTACATGAAGCTAAAGCAAGACGCCGTTGAGTGGCAACAAGCACAGAAGCAGAAAGCTTTTGAGCAACAGTTATCCATGCAAGAGAAGGGTTATCAACCAATAGCAGAGTTCCCTGGTGGAAATCCAGAAGACTTTACAGCTATCACAACCCCACAAGGCGATGGATATTTTAAGCCAGTAGCAGATGAAAAATTAAAATCATTGATCGCGAAGGGTAAAGCCTCTGCCATTGAATCACTAACCCCAGAACAAAAGACACAATTCTTCTTAAATGGTGGAAGACTTCCAAAGGGTCCATCCAAGCCATCCGCATTAGCACTAGAGAAGTTTGCAACATCACAAGCAATGACTGAGGCTGGTGGTTCGTTTATGACCGGTGTGAGTGAAAATGCTCAGAAGAAATTTGTAGCACTAAAGAAAGAAAAATATCAAGAACTTTTAAAGAGATACGGAGTTCAAGATGGGGCCGGTGAAGTAAATAGCTCCACTGATCCAGAAGCAAATATTGATTACACACAATCGAATTTCTAAAAGGTAAATAAATGGCTAAGTGGGCTGATGTTGTAGCGTCTACAGATTTCAAGGGTTTATCCGATGAGGCAAAGCTACAAGCCAAGAAGCAATTCTTTACTGATGTTGTGGCTAACAGTAAGTCATT